AGTTTGCGGGGCCAATATTGTTTACGACTTTGGCGTTGTCTGCAGCCACAACCCCCGGCTTATTGGCAAAGTGTTTGCTAAATATGAACGCGGGGAAGTGTTTGATGTGCAGATAGCCGCCTTTCTTGACCACGTTGCTCGTGGTGCTGTACCTAGCGACGCTAAGCCTGCAAGCGCTGTATTTGACGGTGTATTTAAGTTCTATAAACGTTTCTCATTAGACGCATGTGTTGCTTTGTATCTAGGCAGAGACAACGCAAAAGCCAACGCAGAGTTCCGCTTGCGCTACGGTGAGCTCGACGGTGTTCCTCTTGAAGACTGGCCAGAGGTCGCACGTGTCTACCCGCTAGACGACGCTAAGAATACTTACGATGTTGCTGAGGTTCAACTCAGAGCCGCGAAGAATATGCAGCTTATTACAGGCAAGAGCTGGACACACCAGACACATCACGCCCGCTCAGCTTTCTGCATGCAGCTAGGTTCTATGTGGGGCATACGCACCGACCCTGAACACATTGCAAAACTCGAAGAAGAAATTACACGGAACTACGCGCAACAGCGCGCAATATGGAAAGAAAAGGGACTCGTTAGAGAAGACGACAAAGATAACGGCGCTTTAATAAAGCGCATAATTATCGAGGCGTATACTCACGAAGTACCCGAACCCTGTGTATGTGATAACGGCAAGGTCTTAAGTGAGAAGACCAAGAAGCCAATCAAGTGCAAATCGTGCGATGGTACAGGGCAGGTAATACCTAAGGGAGTACCTCGCACCACGTCTGGCGGCATTAGTACTGACAAAGACACCATGCAGCAATCTGGTTCCGAGGAGCTAGAACACTTCTACGAGACCTCCACTATGGAGAAGCCTCTCACCACCTATTTACCTATGCTTAAAGCTAACGGGAACTATAGTGTCCACGTTAGTCCTAACGCTATTGTTGAAACCGGTCGTGCATCATACCGCGGTAGTATTCAACAAATACCTAGGAAAGGTGGCATTCGAGAATCCTTTGTAGCTTCGCCAGGTTACGTGTTCTGTTCTAACGATTACTCTGCGTTAGAGTTGTGTTCTCTATCGCAAGTATGTCTTACATTAGGTTTCGAGTCCACGATGGCTGACCTCATCAATGCCGACGTAGACCTTCACTCTTACTTCGGAGCGAAGCTAATGAATATTACGCTTGAGGAGTTTCTCGAACGCAAGAAAAATAAAGATAAGCTAGTCGATGCTTACCGCTTCGGCGCAAAGGCCGTTAACTTCGGGCTTCCAGGAGGTATGGGTGTTGCCAAGTTTATCTTTACACAACGTAAAGAAGGTGTGCGCTTCTGTACCCTTTTCGGTAAAGCCGAGAAGTGCGGCGAAAAGAAATTGTTAGAATACAATGGCCGCGAAATTACACCCACCTGCGCGAAGTGTATTACCGTTGTTGAGGGCCTTCGCGAACAGTGGTTTCAAACATTCAAAGAAATACCCAAATACTTTAATTGGGTGAAGAAACACCCAGACCTTAAAGAGAATCACGGCATTCTCGAAGCAGTGGGAACCGGGTATATCCGCGGCGGGCTAGGCTTTACAGATATGTCGAACACAAACTTTCAACATCTCGCAGCTATGGGCGCTAAGCAAGCTCTCTGGGAGGTCAGTAAAGAGTGCTATACTAACAGCTCGTCTGCTCTGTGGAATTCCAAAGTGCTTATCTTTGTGCACGATGAACTCTTCATGGAGATGCCCGAAGATAACGCAAGCGATGCGGCTTTCGAAGTCGAGCGTATAATGGTTTCCGCCATGCGTAAGTTTATCCCGGATGTCAAGATAAAAGCTCCGCCGGCCCTTATGCGTCGATGGTATAAAGCCGCAGATACAGTAATCGTTGACGGTAAACTTATTCCTTGGGAGCCGAAGGTTGACAAGCGCTAGCAGTTAATAGTAAGTGTAGTTGAGAGGGCTTCATGAACACACTTGGTTTTACGACTAACGAACACAAGGCCGCGCTTTTGCGAAAGCTTATACCGTTGAACGGTACAGGTACTATTTATGCTACCACCGAGAACCCAAATCTAGTGGTCCCGGCTAGCTACCGAGACGCGCCGTCCCTTGGCTTTAAAGTAGATAACCACGGCCTGGAGAACGAGTTTAATATCTCCGTTGCTGAAGGTGTTGTGTCTTATTGCACCACCGTCGATGGTGAAGCTACGTGGATTTCAATACCGTTGTCTAGCATTTACTGCGCTTTTTCGCCTAAAGGTTTTCAACTTTTCGACTTCGGCAGGGTTGAACCGGCAAAGATGCTCGAAGAACAACCGCAATATCCGGTGCACTGATGATGTTCGTCGACCCAGGTGCACATTTTTGCGGCGTGTCACGTTTTACAGCGTCCGGCGAGCTTCTTTCTGCGCACTGGGCGACAGTAGACCACGCTTGCATGATTGTAAAAAATGCTACTGGTCTTGTTATCGAAAAACCTCAGGTTTATGCGTCCGCTTTTCAAAAAGGTAATCAAAACGACCTCATCGATGTCGCCGTCACAGTGGGGCGAATTCAGCAAGCCTACCAGGACCATTATGCCGATGAGGCAATCATAATCCTTCCAAACAAGTGGAAAGGAACTAAGAAAAAGTTGGTGACTATACAAGACATTATTGCTCTCGCTAAAGAGCGAGATGAGTTCAGCAAAGTGGACCTTAGAGGTGTTCCTAAAAAAGAACATGAAGATGTATGGGATGCAGTAGGGATAGGTTACTGGTTCTTTAAGAAGTTGCACAAAAGAAAGATTTTTACAGGAGATGAGCCCGGTGTTATCAGATAGAGAAATCAGCAGGACAGCACAAGCATTTAGAACCCCCCAATCTTGTCGACAAGTGGCAGAAAAACTCGGAATCAGCAAACAAGCTGTTGCTCTTCGAGTCGAGACTATGCGTGCCGCTGGCTTTAAGTTCGGCATAACTCGAAAGCGCATCTCCTCAAAAGGCCCCGACGCTAAACTTCTTTTCGTGACATTCGCCCCATGAACGCACGCAAGAACGATAGTGAGAAGAACAGACTAGAACTTATACCAGTCGAGTTTATCGAAGCTACCGGCCGAGCTCTGACCTATGGCGCTAGAAAATATGAAGATAATAATTGGCGCAAGGGTATGGACTGGAGTCGAGTCTACGGAGCTCTGCAGCGACATCTTCAGGCCTTTTGGAAGGGTAAAGATATCGACGACGGGGCGGATGGTAGCGGCCTTCATCACCTCGATTGCGCCGCTGCAGAACTGGCGTTTCTTATAACTTACTTGCAAACACAAACAGGGACAGACGACAGATGGAACTCTTCAGACAAACAGAAAACGGAGAATGGATTGGACCAACAAAGGCACTTATCTCCAGAAGTGCCTGCCTTAGAAACCTTCGAGCGGTTTGGAACGTTACGGCCCGTTTTCGAGAAGACGACGCCAACAACAGCACAACCCTCTGTTATCGCGAAAAAGGTAAAGAAACAGAAGTCGTCACGCTGACAGGTCTTAAAGAGACCCGTCCGATGATGATACTAAACTGGTACTATAACCGTAATGGTCACACCTTGGCGTTGAAAGACGGCCAAGTCATTGTAAAAAAGAAAGAGGTCGCAAATGAGAAAAACGATTGAGATTACAGAAGAGACAGTTTCAGGACCTGGACGTTTTATGATTCAAGAAATTAGTCCTATGAAATGTTTCATGGTGTTTAATAAGTTTATTAAGCTTATTTCTATGGATGCTTTGACCGGCGCTGTGGGAGACCCTCAGACACAAGGCACTGCCATTATGGTCTCTCTAATTGGCAACCTTACCGAAGCACAACTCAATGACCTTATCGGTTTGTTGTTGGGTGGCTCAATTATGATTGTTGATGGTCAGCAGCAAGGTATCACACCAAAAGCACTCGACCAGGCATTTATGGGAAACCCAGGCGGTATTTTAGTGCTACTATCTAACGCAGTCGCTCTCAACTATGGTTCTTTTCCCGACGCCTTGTCGCGAGCAGGGGCACCCCTCAAGGCGCTCTTCAGTCCCAACAAAGAGACGACACCAGCATAAGCATTGAGCTTCCCAAGCATTTATATTGGCCTATAGAGAGATTAATCTATAAGGGTGTCGCGACTTTACAAGAAATCGAAACCTGGTATTCTTTCGATGACGTGTTCGATAGGAACGACGTTCTAGACGAGATAGAGCGTGCCGAAGCCGACGCTTATGAAAGAGCCAGGAAAGACAAATGACCTTAGCTGAATTCGCGGCGGTAGTTAAAGTAGCGGTAGACCAGCCATCGATATCGAAAGCGAAGGCAGACCTAAAGGGATTTGGTAACGGTCTAGGCACATTTTTTGATAATCTAGGCGCAGGAATCGGTCATATGCTGACTAGAGTTCTTGGGCCTTTAGCCATCTTACATAGCTTACTGAATTTCGGTCAGGGCGTATTTCACGCGGCACTATTAGGCAATGAGCTTAATAATATGTCGCAAATTGTAAACGTTGGAACAGAGAGTTTACAAGGTTTGATTGCGGCCGCGGGCAACGTTAACGTTGAGACTTATCAGGTTGAGGTCGGTCTACGTCGTTTGTCTTTTGTCATGAATAAAGCAAAAGAAGGCACTAAAGGATTTGCCGACATTTTGCCGGGCCGCTGGTGGGAAGACGCCAACGGTAAAACTTTAACTGCTACAAAGATGATGATGAAGCTGGCAGATATTATGAACGCCATGCCAGCGTCTATCGAAAAAACAGCGAAGATGCACGTTTTGCTCGGTAGAACAGGCGAGCGTTTAGAGCCCTTGTTGAATAAAGGTTCTAAAGGTATCTCAGCATACGATGAAAAACTTCGTCGTTTAGGCGTCACGATGGACCGCGAAGGTATTGCTAAGTCTGTTCAGTTAAACGCGGCTGTGCAGGACTTGCATTTAGCTTGGCAAGGTTTCGAACAGTCTCTAGCCGGCGGGTTTTTTACAAATGTTCTTACTGGCGTCTTGCGCGGTGTAACCTGGTTCATAGCTAAAGCGACTAGCGCTGTTAACGGTTTTAAAGACGGCACTAATAGCGCACGTTGGGTCTTCGTAGCCCTCGGCGGCGTGGCCAGCCTTGTCTTAGGCACAATCATTTTAAAACTTATAGTAATCGCAGCCATGATTTGGCCCGTGACCTTAGCCTTTCTTGCGCTCACAGCAGTAGTCATAGGCGTTGGTTTAATCTTTGAAGATTTGTGGACGGGTATAAAAGGCGGAAAGTCTGTCTTTTTTGACTTAGCAAAAGAATTCACTCCTATCGGTGATTTGGCGGCGGACCTCTTAGACCTTGTTATGAACATTACGGACGTGTCCCGCTGGCGAGTGCTGGGCGACGATATCGTTAAGATGTTTAAATGGGCGTTTGAAAAAGTTAAAGACATGGCCAGACTTATACCCGGATTGGACTTGGCTATCACTGCTTTGGAAACCAAAGACGCTATCTCAAAAAAGATATCTAAACAATCGCGCGTTACTGAAGAAGCCGCAACGCAGCAAGTTCTTCCGCGCGACCAGTGGCCTGATTATATGAAAGCGAAAATAACACCCTCTCCAGGTACTCTATCTTCTCAGCCCATTACTTCGAACGTGAACGTAACAGTAAATGCGGCTCCCGGTATGACAACACCAGAGTTAGCTTCTCACATATCTAAAGAAGTACATAAGCAGCAGATAGTCACTCTTAAAAACGCCGCCAGTGGTCTTAAAGCAGGAGCGCACTAATGGCTAAACCAATCGGCGGTCTTATATCTTGGCAGGTTTTAGACACTGTTACAAAGAAATTAATATCTAAACAGTCTGTATTATTAGATATTACAGATGAAGAAACTGTGAATAAAGTAGCGGAGGCAACAAAATATCCTGTGGAGCGCGGAGCCAAACCCGCAGACCATCATCGTGTAGAAAACACAAAGATACAGTTAAAAGCCAGGATACTATCGTTTCCAGTCTCTACGGCAGGCGGCGGGGTCACGTCTTCTGCAGATATGACCGCAGCCCAGGAAGCCGACGGCACGCGCGCTGCTGCACTTTATAACGCATTAGACTCGGCGCGGTTGAACTCCTATTTAGTAACTTTTACAAATCCCACCCGCCAGTTCGATAACTGTTTAATAACGAATCTTAATTACACGCAAGACGCTAAAACGGGGCAAGGGGCAATGTCTCTGTCTATAGGTTTAGAACAACAGAGATTCGTCGACTTGAAATCCGTCAATACTAAGCGTGCTGTAATATCTAAAAATCCTGTATGTGAGGAACAGAAAGATAAGGGACAGCAAACACCCGCCGCTAACAGCGATGCCGGAGCTTCTATTCTCTACCAGACTAAACATCCAGAAACAGCGGTGATAGACGGCCCTACGTCCGGCCTTTTACACGCCATAAAGAACGGGTTTTAATATGTTAGTTTTTCCTACCATATCCGATTCTTCGCACTATTCGTTCGACATAGATTTAGAGGATAATACATATCGATTCTATTTCGACTGGAACGACCGCAGCGCATCGTGGTTCATGACACTCACAGACGTGTCTGATAATGTCGTTCTTGGAAGTAAACGTATCGCTTTAAACACTAATTTACTACTGCCACGTCAGGCCGGGGGCCCACCTGGTAGCCTATACGCTGCAGACACTTCTCTGGATTACACATCGCCGGGATACGACGAACTCGGTAAACGTGTTATACTCGTTTACTTTGATTCTACGGAAATATGAGCACTCCATTATTTAAAAGAGATTACGTCCTTTACGTACGTAAAGCTAAAAACGATACTGAGAATACAGTATTGGAAATTCGTAATTTACGATGCTCTTTTAAGATAAAGAAGACGACAGAGTTAACGCCCAATACCGCCGAGATTAAGATATACAATCTAAGTGATGAAACCCGTCGCAAGTTAAAAACGAAAGGCGGCTATATACATTTCGAAGCCGGCTACGAAGGGGCTTTAACACAAACATATCAAGGCAATATCCGAGAGATAGACCACACTAGAGAAGGCACTGAATGGGTTACAACATTCTACAGCAGCGATGGTTTAGTACCTCTTCAGGTGCCGCAATGTAATCAAACATTTCCGCCAGATACATCCAAAGCAGAGGCGGCTAAACAGATTGCCAGCTACATGCAAACGTCTGGTCTCTCTGTAGACCCCGCACAACTTGAAGCTATCGAGGGCTCTTTACCTAATGGCATGGCGGTCTCCGGAAACGCCGCTAAGAACATGACCAAGCTCGTGGAAGGTGCTGGATACTCATGGAGTATACAGGATGGCAAACTTCAAATTAGAAAAAAAGGGCAGGCCGCAAAAGGTAAAACGCTGTTAATTTCCCCGGATTCAGGCCTTGTCGGCTCTCCTTCGCATGTTACACCCAACTCTAACAATACTAAGAAGGTTGCACATGTTAAAGCTCAATGTCTCCTATTTGGTAATATTGTGTGTGGATGTAAGATTGCAGTCCAAAGTGAAAATATCAATGGTGTATTTTTGGTAGATTCAGTAGAACACCACGGTGACACCTGGGGTCAAGACTGGTATACCGAAGTTGAGGGCGTAGCTTTGCCGGAACAAATAGCATGAGCATAAAAACACCTACACTCGAGCAGGTTATTAAAGAGGCTATTGAGCGCAAGTCTGCGTCTATCCGCGTGTGCTTGCCCGGCCGAGTGGAGAAGTTCGACGCCGAAAAACAACTCGCCAATGTCAAGCCTCTTATTCAAGAAGTCTACGAGGATGAAGACGAAAGTACGTTCAGCTCCGCGCTACCTGTTATACCTAATGTTCCCGTGGTTTTCGAAGGAACGTCGAACTTCTACATGACATATCCTATTCAGGCCGGCGATAGGTGTATGATTGTTTTTAACGACCTGGATTATGACGCTTGGATGACAAACGGTGACGACAATGCCCCGAGCACCTCTCGTCGACACGACCTTACCGACGCCGTATGCATAATGGGGATGCGCGACCAAGGTCATAAGATTTCTGAGTTTGACGCGAATCGCCCGGCTATAGGTAAACAAGGCGGACCACGTATCACGTTTGAAGACGGCGCTATTAATATAGGAGCCGACCATAATGAAACTCCTTCAGATTTCGCGGCTTTAGCTTCTAAAGTAACGGCTGCATTAGACGATATAAAAAACGCTTTTAATAACCACGTGCATTCTAACGGTAACAACGGCGCGCCGACCGGAACTCCTCAAACGGCTGCTCAAACCCCCGCGTCGATTTCTGCATCTACCGATGTCGCAGCACAGAAAGTTAAGGTACAGTAACCCCATGGCACTATCACGAGTTTGGTACACAGAAGGTAACTACGCTAACCCTGACATCTCTTCGGCGGCGAACTCCGCTAAGAGTTTACTCTGGTCTATAAAAGCTCTGTTGACTGGTGACGTTTCGGGGTCTATTCAGGGAAACACCGGCGCGCGACCTGCGAGCTCAAAATGGACCGTGCACGGCTCCTGCGACGCTGTAACAGCGGCTTTTGACCAAGTTGACCGTTGGGGTACTAGTTTTAATGCTACAAAGTTAGTTAACGCCAACTTCGGCGTCGCGCATTCGTGGATTACCTTAAAGTCTCCCACTGGCCTTAATGGTGGCAACACATACCTGAACCTTATTTATCGCGACTCGGGTAACGGCAATTTCGTCGTCTCTTTTTGTAACACAGGCACCGGCTTCGCTTCTCCTTCTACCACAAGTGATTTTACCGCCCCTTCCGATACAGTACTTATAAATGTGTCGCCTTTTCAGTTCCATGACAATACAGCTACCCAATGGCGCATTCATCTTTGTGTAGACGCCGTCGGGCGTTTTTACATGGCGTGGGGTAAGTCAGGCAACGGTTTAGTTAGTGGATTTTTAGGATTGGTTGATTGTGCTAATCTCACGACTGGCGACACGCGCCCATTAGTAGGTTTATATGACTACGACAGCACCTTTACTCGCTCAGTTCCTCGAGATGACAATAACAGTTCGTCCGGAGGCGTAGCTTGTGGTGGACACAACTACAACAACGCTGAAAATGCGGGTTCTGATACCGCTAACCTTTTAGTTTACTCGCTTAAAGGTATTCGTTTAAGTACTAATACTATGAGCTCAAAATTAACGACCACTAGTGCCATAGATTCTAGCGTTGGCGCTGTGAAACCCACGCTTATATACAGTTCGACGGGCTCTAAGTACGTTAAAGGTACGCTTCCGGATGCATTTATCACAGGCACGCAAGTAGCTAACGGGGCGTCTGACCCTCTTTCTGGAAGTATGGAACACGTGCAGATAGGCACGTGGCGCTTACCCTTTAATGCGGCCCTGAGCTTCTAATGGCTAACAATCTAAATGCGATAGATCTTTACGAGAGTTTAGGTCAGTCTACAATCAAGACGGCTTTAAAGTTTCTGGAAACCGCCGCGCTTCCACCGACTGTAGGGAATTTTTACCCAGCGTCTGGTGTAGTGTCGCCCACAGGAGAAGTTGGCTTTGATATCACTACATTGTCGGGTAATATCGCAACTGTGATAGTGTACGTAATATATCCTACGCTTGGCGAATCCGACGTTATCTATCAAGATATATACCTACCAGGCTATAGTGGCTCTGTAGTCTCGATATCGGGCGGTCTTCAGTTCAGGTTTAAGAGAACTCTGGGCTTTAATGCGCCTTTCAATCTCTATGTGCAGTCTGTTGGTACGAACGGAGCGGGAAACTAATGCCTACTATGTTTCCATACAGTGTCACTGGCAGTAGCGTCGGGGGCACAACATCAACATACGTTCCGGACCCCACATTGCCGGGCCGGGATATCGCTATAAATTTTAATACTGGCCGTTGGATTATCTCAAATCTTGACGCTACCTTAACAAAAGGTAAAGATGCCATTAAACAAGCAATAGACCTACGATTAAACCTTTTTGTTGGCGAATATTTCCCTGATATTACAGAAGGGACGCCTTGGTATGAGAGCGTTTTTGTAAAACCAATATCCGTGGATATTGTGGCCTCTATTTTACGCACGCGTATCTTAGCGGTACCTGGAGTCATATCGTGTGATGTTGTTAAGTTTTCTCTAGACCCGTCGACACGTAATGCTTCTATAGAGTATTCTGTGACAACAGACGTAGGTCTTATCGTCTCTTCGACTAAGGTGACTATCTAATGCCAGCCCCGTTCGGTTTACAGTCTACAGGCTTTAGCTTAAAAACCTTCGCTGATATTAAGACCGCGCTCGAACAACGTATCACATCTATCTTCGGCCCCGTCGACCTTTCGCCCGAGTCACAGTTCGGTCAACTTATTGCCGCATATGGCGAAGAGATGGCTCTCTTGTGGCAAGGTCAGCAGGACCTGTGGAACGGTCAAGACCCGCGCACTAACACTGGCGTGGCATTAGATAATAGCGCTGCGCTTGTTGGTATCACGCGTTTGCCAGCTACATATACGCAAGTATATGTCACCTTCTCTGGCACAAATGGCACAGTCGTCCCCGCTTCCACTAAGGTTAGCATTCTTAACGGTGAAGTATTCTCTACAATCGCGCCTGGGACCATTAGCGGCGGCAGTGTGTCGATACTTTGTCAGGCCGTCAACGCAGGCGCTATAAAAGCCCCGGCCGGAAGTATCACTATTCTACAAAATCCTATTGCCGGCGTAACGGCTGTTACAAACCCACTAGACCCGTATATCGCGGGACAAGACCTAGAAAATGATGACCGCTTACGCGCCCGTCGAGGGCTAGTTTTTTCGGCGCTTGGGAGAGATTCTGTCACCGCGATACGCGCGTCTATTCTTCAAGTGTCTAACGTCACCGACTGTTACGTCTACGAAAACGTGACCGACAGCACAGACGCTAACCTATTGCCCGCGCACTCTTTTAACGTAGTGGTTGCCGGCGGACTGGATGCCAGTATTGCAGCGGAAATCTTTAAACTTCGCAAGCTCGGTATCAAGGCATACGGAACTACAACCGTTAATATCGCTGACTCTCAAGGTGTGACTGTTCCTATAGGTTTTAGCCGTCCTGTTAACGTATCTATCTACCTTAAAACTACTGTTACGGTTGATAAGGGTTTATTCCCAATCGACGGCCTCACGCAGATTAAAGCCGATATTATCGCTAAAGCAGCTGACACTTTACACATGGGTTCCGACGTATACGCCTCCGCGTTTATTCCTCCGATATACGATGTGCAGGGCGTTGTGTCTGTGTTAATGCCCGGCGTCGGGCGGTCCGCAAGCCCCACTGCACCAACTGAAGCTATAAAAAATGACGAGCTTGCTGTTTTTGATACCTCACGCTTAGACATCACGATTAACTACATATGACCATAAGTTATCTGCCTAACATGTCTGAAGTCGCCGTGAGCCGCCTTTCGAGCCGCACGAAAGGTTTCTCGGATACTGTGGCTTTTCTTCAGGCTTTAGTAGATGAGTGCCAAGCATTAGAAGTCGATATAAAGACTGTAGGTGACTCCCAATTTAGTATCACCAATGCTGTTGGCGTACAGCTCGATATCTTAGGCGCTCTAATAGGCCAGCCAAGACATGCTTTCAGCGATGCTGCGTATCGCACACTGCTCAATGCCCGCGTGGCCGCAAACACCTGCGATGGCTCTAGAAACGCCATAATTGCTATCGCGGTGTCTTTGTGGGGTCTTACGTGGACGGTCACAGAGCAGACTGCCAGCGCTATTATAACGGCAAATAGCCCTATCGCGGATACAACTATAAACATTGCCATGAAATACGGCTTCCTATTTACCGGCAAGCCTGCAGGTGTTAGATTACTGTTAAACTTCAGCATTTCGTCAGCGGCAACAACATTCACACTTGATGGCACGGGCGCACAAGCTTTAGATAACGGACACTTCGCCAACTCACTAGATAGGATATACGCAAATGTCTAAACCAGTCACACTACCTAGATGGGCAACCAGCGGAGCGGTTATTACGGACCCTCCTTCAGGCAATAAGGATACCGGCTGGACAACAAACCAGGTGCCCCCGGCCTCATGGTTTAACTGGTATATGAACCTCGTCTATCAGTGGACGCAGTGGCTCGATACTTATGAGACTACAGCACACACTTGGACTGTTGCGCAGACTTTTTCTAAAGGTGCCTCTTTCGACTACCCAGCAGGTGCATCCTTCCCATCGTTTGGTACAACTCAGATATCCGGATACAACGGGTCATCTGACAGCACAAGTGGCGGTATAGGCTTATACGTTGTAGCGGGACATACTACGGTTTCGGGACAGACAACCGCCCCAGCAATTAATGCCATAGCCAACGCTGTTAACTCTGCCGGTGTCACCTCTACCGCTACAGTAAAAATCGCTGGTCCTAAAGGCACTGTCGCACCTAATGGTGCTCTTGAACTCACAGGTGGTAACTCGCACGCAACAGCCGTGGCCGGTAAGAAAGCCCTGTTTGTTACGGGCGGTAGCACCTATACAAACTCTGGCGAAAGTACACTTGGTAGTGCAACGCCTGAGGCCGCAATCGTCGTTACGAGTGGCCAATCAAGTAGTGTTCAGGGCGATGGCATTTATGTGGTGCGAGGCGCTGGTGGCTTAGGAAACGCAGACGTAGACGAAATTGGATTACGACTTGGCGCTGGGCTGAACATTAAATATACCCCAACAAATAGCGCTCTCTCTTTCAACGAAGCGAAAGGCTTAATCTCGCCTATCAGTACGGCGGCCGTTGTATGCTCAGTTCGAAACACGACGGGTACACTGGTTATACAAGGCGAGTCTTTTAACGTTGACACCCTAGCTGCAGACTCCGACAGCTTGAAAATCAATTTCATCAACAACATGCTAGACACGAACTACATCGTCAGTGCGCTAGTGGATGCGGATGCGGGGGTTGCGGTCCCTGTTTGTGAGGTGACTAGGGCGCAGGGCTACGTGATAATCCGAGTGGGTGCTAACACAGGTGGCGGTCTCGTGGGGCTATCGACGTTCACCGGGAATATAATGGTTACTGTTTTCGGAAGACACGCGGCTTAATATGGATATCATGCAAGCACTGGCCGAAGGACTGGCTAAAAATCCCGCCGCTTGGTTGTTAGCATCTTCCCTTGTCGCGCTAGCATACCTTTACAGAGACCGCGCCTCTCTTCAAAAAGAGTACATCGATACGGTCATGAAGCAAGAAGCAGCACACCGAGAAACACTGTTGCGCATTGCTCCGCTTGCTGAAAAGCTTGCCGCGTCCATAGACGCGCTAGAGAAAATGTCAGACATTTTTATGAGGACTAAACCATGAAAAAGCAAAAGCAGGCTTATCACGAGATGACCAAGGAAACGACAGACACTCGTAAAAAGCTTAATGACGCCCTTGACGAAACCGACCGTAAGCTAGAGCAAATGCTCGAGAAGCTTAAGAAGGCGAAAGAAAGCCTCTATCCAGTTCCCGAAAAACAAACTAATCATGCTAACCCGTGAACAGTTAAATCGTTTTAGCGCCCATATGGCTGGCTACTATGACCTACTCTGTAAAGCCATGACAGAGTTTGAAATTAATACGCCCTTACGTCAGGCCGCCTTTTTGGCCCAGCTAGCACACGAGTCTGGCCGCTTGAAGTACTGGGAAGAGATTGCAGACGGCAAAGCATACGAAGGACGTAAAGACCTCGGCAACACACAGCCCGGTGACGGCCCTCGTTTCAAAGGTCGCGGGCCTATACAACTGACGGGCCGCAATAACTACGGTCTAGCATCAAAAGCATTAGGCATAGATTTGGTTACATCGCCCGAGACCGCCGCACATCCTGATGTAGGATGTCGCATCGCGGGATGGTTTTGGAAATCCCACGGCTTGAACGAACTTGCAGATACTGGTAAGTTTGATTCTATCACCCGTCGAATCAACGGCGGGCTGAATGGAAAAGCGCAGAGGGACGAATTCTATGGAAGCTTTAAAGCAATACTGGGCATTAGCTAAACAATATTGGTATGTGGGGTTTCTCCTCGTAGCGGCGCTCGGATTTGTCTTCGGGCGCTTTTCTTCTGTTGCCGAAACTAAAACTGAGTATGTGGAAAAAGAAAAGGTCATCTATCAAGACCGCATCGTAGAAAAAATCGTAGAGAAAAAAGCCGAGACAAAAGTTGTCTACGTTGAAAAAACAAAGGTAACAAAACCCGATGGTACGGTCGAAGAAAAAGAAACAAGCAAATCGGAGTCAAAGTCAGATAGCGAACGACAGAGCGATAGAACTAAAGAGGTTGTGGTTTATAGAGACCGAGAAGTGGAGAAGAGAGTATCCGTTATTCTACAACCTCGTTGGTATGTTGGAGCAGCTGTTGGCTACGACGGAAGCCCCGGCTTCCTTAGAATCCCTACAGCGCCTAATCTCGCAATCGGCATCGAAGCAAAAATTAGACTAGTGGGCCCGATTTGGCTCGGGGCACTAGCAACAAACACCGGTACTTTTGCCGGCACCGTGGGGGCGACCTTTTGAGCGCGAAAATACTAACTCTGGATATCGAAACAGCACCTATAGTCGCTTATGTCTGGGGCACGTTTGACCAGAACATAGGCCTAGACATGATTAAAGAAGATTGGTCTATTCTCTCATTTAGCGCCAAGTGGCTTAATAGCGATACTGTTATATTTCGACATACCGGCGGCCGCGGGATAAATAAGGTCCGCGACGACAAAGCGCTTCTTAAGGAATTGTGGAAGCTCTTAGACGAGGCAGATATAGTCGTAACTCAGAACGGAAAGAAGTTCGACATAAAGAAGATAAACTCTCGGCTTTATTGTCATGGTTTTGAACCTTACTCCGACATTCAGATTATCGACACACTTTTAATAGCTCGTGGTAAGTTCGGCTTCACGTCCAACAAACTTGCCTTTCTTTCTAAACAGCGCGGCGATATTCATAAATCAGAGCATAAGAGTTTCCCCGGCTTCGACCTCTGGCGCGAGTGTTTAGCAGACAATCCTAAGGCGTGGAAAGAGATGCAATCCTATAACTCTATAGATGTGCTAGCTACCGAGGCACTTTATCTTGAGTTTAGGTCCTGGATGCCGTCACATCCGAATATGGCACTCTATATAGATTCAGATGCACCTAAATGTACGAAATGTGGAAGCGCTCATCTAACTAAAGATGGCGTGCGATTTACGTCTGCTGGAAAATTTCAGCGATATCAATGTCAATCTTGCGGGTCTAAATCTAGGTCGAACGTAAATCTTTTATCTAAAGCCGCTCGTAAATCATTGCTCCGCTAGGCATAGATGTCGTATAATGTAAGACGTGCTCAAAGCGTGCCTAACGGTAAACGAGTCGATACGATTAATATATTTAGAAATGAAAACTGGGGGAGATGTTCAGGGTGCCATAGACCGGGCCAACGAACATCTCCTTTCTCTTTTAGGAAGCTTGGAAGACGACGAAGTGGAATGGCTTAATACGCAGATAGCGTCGGCCACTAGAGCCTTTATTCGTATGCGAGAGTGTAGTAATTAGCGTTTGTCAGCACTTTTGGAGACGCGGCACGCATAGTTGCATAGGTGTTTGCCGCGCCGTCAATACTAAGTTCCGTTGTGCCTGTTAAGGTAACGCTCGCCGCGATAGCGGCTTTTGACCCACGTGCCAGTTTAACACCTATAAGATTACCTGTCCCACTGACATTAGTCAGAAACGTACCACAAAACGGCCCGCGCAAGCTCACACCGGCAACCGTGCAGTTCGATATGTCGCAAGCATTAATAGCAAAGGTTGTCATGCCTAAACCGCCGGTCGAAGACTCGGTCGTATCTACACCGGTTGTGCAGTTATCAACACGGCAGTTAACCATTTGCATTAAACCAACACTTAATAAAGATATACCGGCGAAAGATTGGCCTTTAAACATACAATTATTGATAAGAGGTCCGGTTGTATTCCCCCCTAGATTGAAGCCAAGAGAGCCACCATTAATAAATACGGATGTTAAGCTCGCTGTAGCAGCAGACACAGCCCCGCCAGTGGTGCTTTCAGAAATACCCACACTACCCGTCGCCCCCATGTCGATATACACACAGAATAACACAGGCGCGGCCAAAGGTGTTTGAAAATTGCTATACACTAGCGGGAAGAACGTACCCGCGCTGCCGATAAACCTACAATCGGTGACGGCAACTCGATGTTCTTGTGTCACAAGTCCGCGTGTTAATGAGGCAGATAAAGAAAACTCTACACCCTGCACAGAATACGCAGCTCCCGAATTATTTAAAAAGGCTAGTCCAGAAGCAGTGGATATAGGTAAGGATATATTTGCAGGAGAGTTCGAAGCAGCAAAACCCGCCAGGCCAGAATTTATAAAAGTAGCCGGGCGTACTACTTTGTACCCGCTAGCTGCCGCTGGAGCCGTCAAACCACTACCCGTCAATGTGAACGCTGTTGCAGTATTCGACGTAATTAACCATCTAGCTGGGCGCGCGAGCGTAGAGGTAGAGCCTGTTCCGGAAGTTACTTCTAAGAACATTCCTTTATATTGGTCTACAGTCATCGAAGCCGTGCTATCTGTCGCTACGGCAAATGTTGCCCCTGAGGCGGCGGTAAATCCCGTTAGGGTACTGGCCGATTTAACATCTTGATAGGTTCCCTGAATATGTAGATATGAGTTTGCTGTATCGTACGCTGAAGGTGCTTGCACCGAGAACCCAGTAACCACAGCCCCCGCAAAGTTTCCCGCTCCGACCGTGATTGTCACTGGATGTTTTATAATCTTTGGGACTTTATTTATCGCCGCCTGAAGTGTTTGTACTGGCGAGCCCGACAAGCCCGTATTACTATTGCTACCAGCAGAATCAACAAACAGGTTCAAAGCAGCCGTTGTAATATCAAGTGTTCCGGCCGGCCCCTGGGGTCCTGTAACTGTGGCTATGGAGGGCACTGAGCCAACTATAGTATCTGTTAGAATAGGTGAAACAACGATAATAATATACGAACTAGTCGGAACAGTCTCTACACCAAAGCCGCTGACTACCCACTCAATGTAGTAATCACCAATCGTGTCAGTATCTGTCGATGTCAGGGCGTAGCTAACCTTACCTAGATTTGCATCCACGATTGTCGCTGTAGCGTTAACTTTTAAGTCTCCGCCTATGCTTGGGCGCATTCGGAATGTGACAGTGGCACCCATTGGAATAACCACAGGTATTCCTGAACTACTTAAAATTTGACAGTTGATGACCGGAAGGGTGTCACCGTGTTTCACATAAAGTATATTACTCATAATATCCTCAAGAACTTCTGACAATCGTGTCTAAAGAGTTCGAAATTACAACGACAGAGCCAGTGCTAGACTGTACAGATGCTTGTGCACTCCCTGCATTAACTGTTATCAATCTATTTTGTTCCGCCATATTAGCCAAGAGCTGTGCTATATAGGCTTCGAGTTCAGCTTGATTGAACGCCTCGGAAGCTTCTATTGCCTCTAGCTGAACACCGTAGTTTGCCTCAGTAGTGTGTGCACCAGAGGTGTATGACCTGTATCTAATAGTATACGAACCTGAGACGGTGAAAGTAAAAGCTAAACCGTACAGCCCGCCACCTATCAGTGGTAAAGACAGTGTGGCTAATGACACAGCGTTAGAGTCTATAATTTCGGCTGTCGGGAAAACGTCATTACGGCTATCGTAAGTTTGATAGCGTACGCTAAAAGGCTGATTTATTACGGCTACAGTCATTTATGACCCCTGACGCTTCACCAATTATTTGTTTTTCTTTAAGAAACATAACAAATCTTCCGGTGAAGTGCTATCAGCTATGAGCATTTCTGCACCAGGGCAGCCCGCATATTGTAATGCTAGGACCGCTGTTTCACTACAGATTATAGTCTGTTTAGACGCCATAGGATTCTTTATTTTTCTCTTAAACGCTCTATGTGCGAGCACTAAAGCCATACCAATAAAGCCTTTAAAATCATACATTTCTCCCACGAACTCTCGCGCAACTTTAGCAAGACCCGCTTCGAAATCTCCAAACTCCAACTTATCTACCTGTATTAAATGGATGACTTTATTCTTCTTCTTGAATTTCGTTAATGGAACTAAACGGAATCCGAATTCGTCAACTTGAACAACCATAGTGCAGTCCCAGTCAGTATCATCGTAACAGATAAAGACGTGCGAGACAGAACTATTACTATCCAAGCGCATAGCGATGCGAGTAAACAAACTCGGTTTAGAAGGTCTTGAAAACCCGATAAAGGTACTCATTATTCGCTATCGCTTGAGCAGTAGAAAGTTGTGGTGGCGAACCATCCGCCAAACGCGGCATCATGCTCAAGATAGACTTTCACTTCCATACCCATAGACGCATGCAAACAAGTAGACGTGAGATAATCCCAACTCACAACATTGATTTTCATAGGCGCACCACGCCATCCTTCGCCCCCCATCGCAGGGTATGCAGGGTACCCTTTCACAGCTTCAGCTTGGATGTCAGTAATACTCTTGTATTTTAGAGGTGCCCCTAAAGGTATCTTGGTCCCGGGAGGGTATGGCCCGCCATTTATGGTGCAATATTGTGGTGCAAAATGCTCTACAAACCCATAGGGTTGAAATACTGCGCTATCGTTCATTATAACGTCTTCGGCAAACTGACACTCAACAGATTCGATGTTTATTTTTTTACCCTCGGCTGGGCGGATATAGAAAGCAGAATCCGTTGCGTACCAATAGTCGACAGAGACGACAGCCGTGGGACTTTGAGCACTCTTAAATACGATAACGCCGTCTGAATAGTTAACGGTGTAGTCGCCATGATTTGAACCGTAGTGCGGGTCTTCTTCTGTCTTAGTCACGCCATCGACTTTAACGACCACGCGTCGGCCCAATGTGTCTTCTTGGAAAAGCTTACTGTGACATGTGTCGATGATATTGACATGCGCTAGACTGTAACTCGTATGATTGCCTGTATCCGTAGCCGGTTCAGCTGTTACAGCTATAGAATTCGTATACCACGTAGTTGGGTCGGTCCAATCGTGTGATATTACATTTAACTTAGCCGAATCACGTTTACTAGTAGCTAGAATAGGCCTACCGTCTTCGGTTACTGCGCAAGATATCAGGGGCCCACGAATCATACAGTCTCCAAAGTACCGATGCATTTAATAAGTCTTCGCGATGTTGCAGCGGCAGTACTTGTGAAATCGAGGTTGATTTGGTCGCCGGCGATTATCACAGGGTTAGCCGCGCTTGGGACGACGATATAGTTTTCGGCAGAGACCGGCATATCTTGCCAGTATAAATCTATGCCGCCATTCACTCGCACGCTCCCGGTATTTGTAACGTCTGCTGTTACCGATTGTATGCTTAGAACACCTATATCTCCCTGTTGTAGCGCGAATAATAATTTGTATCCCGCCGGAGTATTCTTCTTTAATTTTAAACCTAATGCGTCGGTGGCTGTTCTACCGGAGGTACCCAGATGGTTTGTATATGTAATCGTTACAACCTGGTCGTTCGCGCCACCCATTGTAGACACAACTTCCAGTTCTATAAACGAAGCAAATATGGGAGTGGTATAGCTTGCTGTATTTGTAAGCGCGAAAGATGTAGGATTCCAATCTGCTAACTTCTTCAGCTTACTTACTCTAGCAGCTACGCGGTTGTCTGAAGAGTAAGAATTATATTGCCCAATTGAGAATCTGTATCCGGTAGGTACAGTATAAGTTGCAGCAGCAAACCAGTAGTTCGCCTGCGCTCCTGCAACAGCCACAGTGCTATCGTAACTTATACAGAGCGCTTGTGCTGTAGGATTTGCTTGTGTAACGACAAGAGGGGACTGGTCAGATGCAAAAACAACAGGCGTGCTGTTTGCCATCGTCTTCTGGCCTAGCGTGTTCACTCGTGCTGTAAATGTTGAATCAGCAAGCCGAGTGCTTAGTGTTGTTTCGGTAGCAGCACCGGTAGGCAGTGGGAGTGAAGTGGCATCGATTGTCAGACTTCCACCGTTGTCATTAACAGGCTGAACAGCCGGTAAGTTCCCAACATTCACCGTGCCGTCTACCGTTAAACTGCCACCATTGTCTGTGACAGGTTGCGCGGTAGTACCCGTGGGGTCGATCTTGACTGGATTGCCTGTAATGCCCTTTTCGTTACCGCTTGAATCATACAATATGGATGCGGGACTTAAACTCATGCAATGCTCCGGCTGCGACCTGTTTCAAATATGCCGCTGTAAGTGATTGTGTCTGTAACCGTTGCTAGCACAGTTGTGCCATTAGTGTCATATACTTTCCACTGAATTGTCGTGGGCTTAACACCTGTCCATGTGATATTCTGTTCTACTAGTTTTGTCGCGTCAGAACGCTTCCACAAGTTCTGAGTAGGAAATACTGTCCCCGTTGTCGTCTTCGTGGCACCTGTTGTGAAGCCTTCGGCAGGTCCCTCATCGATAAAATGTATAAGTTGCAGTAATGTTTTATGTTGTGCCGCAGTAATGCTATAATTAAGAATTTGCGTGAGAGTTTTTGAGCCGCTAACAGCGTCAGTAAGAACGATATTATTCGATACGTCTCTTGTTACCCCCACAGCTGTATCATTACTTGTTGCATTTTGCGGAAAAAACCCGTTAGCGGACAGCGAGTCGCTGTTTACGTCAACGGGTTCTTCATACTGTCCTATGGCACTATTCTTCAGTGGATTGATAAGTGCCATATCATATTCCTTAGTTTCTCTTCTTGCCGAAGTCCATTATTTGAACTTCTAAGTCTGTGCCGTTTTTGGCATACCCAAGTAAAACTGTTCGAGCGGGATTGGGGAGACCGCCGACCAACACAGGAGTTCCAGAGCTTCCCAGCCAGTATTGCGCCCCTGCGGTAGCACCAGATAACACGCCAGTTACAAGGCCGATGCGTGTAACTTGAACAGACTGTCCAGTCGACACAGTTTGATTGGCAACACCAATGAGTGTAGACGTGGAGTCAGCGCTGCAGCTACCCGTCGAAACAAGGCCAGAACCCGAGATATAAACACCGTCGCCCTTATTGATTGCGCCCGATGAGGTGTAGGTTTCTGTAACGCTAGTGGCGCTCGCAGCGGCGTGAACGTGAAGAGCGTCAGCGTTGGAGCCGTTGGTCAACGTACCTAAGTTTGCTGCGGTAACGGTTGCCCCTGTGGCTATTGCGTTTATCTCGAAGAGAGAGGGTAATCCTTTGACAGACAAACCGCTAGCGTCTGACTGTAAGGTGGTACCATTCAATTTGGCTTGTAAGCCGCCTGCTACTCGCTCAATACCGCCGGTAGATACGACTTTAGCCTGCAGCAACCCTGCGCTGAACTCCAGGCCTGGAGT